GATAGAGTTTCACATGGAACGTGAAACTTTAAAAGGTATTACAGATATTCCGCCTAGCTATGCAGATGCGGAAGAACTTGAACGTGAATATGCAGAGATGCAGGAGGCATTAAAAAATGAGTAAAGTATGGCAAATTAATTCAAGAGTACATGGTACTTGGTGGGAAACATGGGAAGTAGAGGCAGATTCAGAGGAAGATGCTAGAGATATTTACTTCGATAGAGGAGATAGGATAGCACGTTATGAGCATAGTTATTATGACGAGTCTGTCCTTGATGTTAAGGAGGTAGGATAAAGATGCCAACTAAATTAAAACCAAGCACTAAGAGTTACAACAGACAGACTAATCAAACTACTGTTAAACATTATTACATTAAGACAATAGCTGAGAGTGAGCTTGTTGCTTTGTATAACAACACTAGAACTAAACCAAAACTTAAACATAAGATACTAAACGAGTTGAACAGGAGAAGGGTATGAAAATTAAAATTGCAAAGACAGCAAAAGATAACGGAGTTCCAAGAGCTTTTATTGTAAAGGTAAAAGGATTAAAATTTCCTAGAGGATTTAAAGACTGGTACTTTGTAAGCTCGAAAGAGAGAGCAATAGAACTTGCTTTAAGAGATTGGAGAATATATAAAATAGAGGAAAGGCATGAGCAAATATAAAGACATTGATAAAATTATAAAGCATGTTAGACAGATTGAAACAACATGTGATGAAGCAACCATTAAGCAGATAGTTTGTATCTTGGTATCAAGATTACTAAACCCTCTTTCCGTTGAAGAAACAGCAGGTTTAATGGTAGGTCTTGCGGAAGCAGAGCAAGCAGTACTAGATGAATTAGAATTAAAAATAGACAAGGAGAAATTACATTGATAGATGACAAAGTAAAAAAGATAATAGATGAAGTGTTGATGCTGTCTGAGAAGGAAAGAAAACAAGTAGCAATAATTGTGCTGTCTTCTACCTTGACTGACGAAGCATTACTAGCTATACTCAAACATATAAATTATGAGGGCTGATTGTAGTTGCCTTTGAAACTACAAAAATGAAGGAGATATATTATGTATAAAATATTTACCGACAGTCAAAGCTACAACAAGAAGTTCTACCACATTAATTTGTTTGGTTGGAAGTTCAGAGTGGCTACAAACACTAGAGGTTTCAACAAGTTCGGAACATATCGAACTGGTCGAGGTCGAGTGTTTAACTTGGGTAGACAGTACACATGCTTTATACCTAAGTCGTAGATGTCAAATGGTTTAGTAATTCGTACAAGTATTTACCTGACGAGGTGTAGCGTTTTACTAAACAAGTGTTGACAGGCACTATAAAAACCGATAGTTATGTTGCTGTTGGAGGAGTTGGTAGTCATCTTCGGAACTAAAAAACTACCACATTTTTTAAACAACAAAGAGGAAAGTAAAATGGCTACACAAATAAGAAAGTTTGAACAAGAGGCAATAGTAGATACTATTAATTCTAAAATAGAAGAAGCAAGCAAGGTAGATTTTGAACAGCTAAAAGAAACAGCAAAGTTTATAACTGTATCTAATAAATCTAAACAGATTTTAAAGCTAGCAGATAAAATAAAAAACTTGGAGGAAGAAAAACATTCTTTAAGAAAAGAAGCTAGCAAGAGTTTGAAAGAATTAAATTCTGGTTTAAATAGATATAAAGTAACTTGCGGTTATAGTTTTGAAGACGAGCCGAAGCTTGAGCTTAGAAATAGTTGGAGTATTAAAAGCGACATAGCTAACAGAGTTGCAATAGCTCTATTACCTAAAGATGCAATCAGTAATCTTGAAAGTATTATAGATAAGATTGCGAAGGAGTTTGTATAATGAAAATTACATTTGATTACTATGAAGTGCTAGAAGCAATGCAACTTATGTTAAAAGAAAAACTAGACATGGACATAGACTTGGAAGATATATGTCCACATGATTATCCTAGTGTTGAATATAGAGTACCAGTATATACCTATAAGAAACATAAGAACGGAAAGGAAGTTAAAGATGAACATGGTTTTCGTGTAATAGATTCTGGTGCAACTAAATATGAAACAAAGTGGATTGACTTTGATGATGGTGCTGATATACATTTTTATGTAGGGAAAAATTAAAGGAAACACTATGGATATTAAAAACTTAGAAGGGTTACTTAAAGACTTTGATGAACGTTTAGATAGTGAAAACTTTGGACTGTTCATTGATGCTTATACCCCTAACAAAGATAAAACCACAGTCACTAACATCGAACATCTTAAAGAAAATATAGATGAGTTAAATTTTAATAGTTGAAATTTAAATCTAGATGTGGTATAATCTTATAAGTATTATAAAGGATTATAAAATAATGATTAATAATAATAGTAATAATGTTATAAACTTTACAAGCTTGACAGGAGTTAGAAAGAAGAAAGATAATAAATCTTCTAACAAATATATTGTTAGTTTGTTTGAGAACAAAAAGTATATGTTTAATATCGAAGCAAGTAACGGAGAAGATGCAGAAAATATTATCAGCGATAAGTATGAGAAAGGTGTGTTAGACTTAAACAGCTTTGAAGCTTTTACTTATGAAACAATAGCTGAGTTAGTTGAGAAATAATTAAAAAAGGACTGGACATTGAGGACAAGATAGTGTATAATATACGAATCAAATCACAGACAAGATATTTAGCCCTCATGTATCACCTTCCTTTTATCTTGTTTGTTCGCTAATGTGGCGAGTAAGTTCTCTGGTTACTTACGGTAAAAGAAACCAGACCTAATTTTTATAGCAACAAAAGAGGTAAATAAAAATGATGTACGCAACAGGAAAAGCAATGTGGGCTAACGTGTCTGTACCTAACACACGTTTTGAACCACACAAATACATGATTACTGTATTGACTGACCAAGACACAGCGACAGAGTTAGAAGGCGCAGGTCTTAATCAATCAAAAGACAGAGCAGGTAACGCTAAGTATGATGAACCTGCTTTCATGTTCAGTAAGACTGCGGTGAATAAGAAAACAGGTGAGCCAAACAAAGCACCTAAACTTATTGACGCAGATGGTAGTCCTTTGGATTGTTTGATTGGCAATGGTTCTAATGTTACAGTTAAGATTAGACCTTACAACAGTCCGTATGGAACATTCGCTGAGTTAGTAGCTGTTAAAGTTAACGAGCTTGTCGAGTATGAAAGTGTTGATTCTGATAACGAGGAGTTTTAATCATGGTTGAAGAAGAAACAAAACCATACATTACTATTGATGGTGTGCAAATATCGGTAGAGGATTTACCCGAAGAAGCACAAGGAATCTTTGGTAGGATACAACGATTGACTCAAAAGAAAGCTACCATTACTCTTGACTTAGAAGAGATACAAGCAGGTATTAATTTCTTTTCAAACAAAATCGTTTCGATTGTCAACGGAGAAGGAGAGCAACAACAAGTCACGGAAGACGATGATGAAGTAGTTACTAAATCAGAAAATTAAAACTTAACGAGAGGCAGTACCATTCAAGAGAACATAAGAGATAAGAAGGTAACTTATCCGCCTCTTAATTTTTCAAAAGGAGTAAAGCATGAGGGCAGAATTTGACGAGAAAGAGTGGGAGTTGGTTCACCAACCCTGTCCTTTGTGTGACAGCAGCGATGCTGTTGGTATAAATAAAGATAGATCAGCAAAGTGTTTTAGCTGTGATGAATTTATTAAAAACTATGATAACGCATGTGAAGGAAAGGATATGGAAACAGCGACAGTAAAACCTATTAAACAACAGGTCAATGATATAGCAGGAATGTTCGCTGCTCTATCAGATAGAAAAATCAAACTTGAAACTGCGAAAAAATATGGTGTTAAAGTACAGCACGACTTACAAGGCAGAGTAGTTAAACATTTCTATCCCTTTTATAATGGACATGAGCTTGCTGCAACCAAGTGTCGTAACGTAAAGGACAAAGGATTTTTCTTACAAGGAACGTATAACGACACAGGTTTATTTGGACAACAGCTCTTTAAAAGTGGTAAGTACGTAACAATAACAGAAGGAGAATGTGACGCAATGGCAGCCTACGAGCTACTTGGTAGCAAATGGGCTGTCGTGTCCATCAAACGTGGTGCAGCAGGTGCGGTGCGTGATATAAAAGAAAGCCTTGAGTTCTTTGATGACTTTGAAAATGTTATAATATCATTTGATAATGACAAGGCAGGGAAAGAAGCATCAATAAAAGTAGCAAGACTTTTCAAACCTAGCAAGGCAAGGATTATGACGTTGCCTACTGGTTGTAAAGATCCAAATGATATGCTGCGCCAGAACAAACACAAAGAATTTACAGAAGCGTGGTGGTCTGCTAAGACTTACACTCCATCAGGGGTTATCAACGTGTCTGAACAGAGAGATAAGTTCCACAACAGAGAAAAGAAAGACAGCGTTCCTTATCCATACGAAGGTCTTAATAAGAAACTGTATGGTATGCGACAAGGAGAGCTTGTTACTTTGACAGGTGGTACAGGTCTTGGCAAGTCTAGTGTTACAAGAGAGATAGAGCATTGGCTAATCAAAGAAACAAAAGATAACGTAGGTATCATTGCGCTTGAAGAAGATTGGCGCAGAACTATTGATGGTGTATTATCTATTGAAGCTAATGCAAGATTATACATAGACCAGATACGAGAAAGATATTCTAAAGAAGAACTAGATACGTTCTTTGACATACTCTATGATGGAGAGAACAAGAATCGTGTGTGGGTTCATGCCCACTTTGGAGCTAACGACCTAGATGAAATCTTTTCTAAGATAAGGTTTATGATTATAGGTTGTGGTTGTAAATGGGTAGTGGTAGATCACTTGCACATGCTTGTTAGTGCTTCAACAGAGGGTGACGAGAGAAGAACTATTGATTCTATTATGACCAGACTACGTTCTATTGTAGAAGAAACAGGAGTAGGATTGATACTTGTTTCACACTTGCGTAGAGTTGATGGTAACAAAGGACATGAGAATGGAATAGAAGTAAACCTATCTCACCTTAGAGGTAGTCAAAGTATTGCACAGTTATCTGATTGTGTCTTAGCTTTGGAACGTAACCAACAGTCAGATGATTATCAAGAGTCACAGACAACAAAGGTTAGAGTTTTGAAGTCGAGATACACAGGCGATGTTGGGTTAGCTTCACACTTACTTTATGATAACGAAACTGGAAGACTACAAGAAATATCTAATGATGATATAGAAATAACGGACAACAGCGAAGGATTTTAATATGGATTTAGTATTTGATATAGAAACAGATGACCTAAAAGCAACTAAGATACATTGTATTGTGTGTCAAGATGCCGAGTCGGGTGAGATATTTAAGTTTAATCCTGACCAGATTGATGAAGGGTGTGCTTTCCTAGCTACTGCTGATAGATTAATTGGACATAACATTATTGGTTTTGATATTCCTGTTATTAAGAAACTTGTCGGAGTTGACTTATCACACATAAAATTATTAGATACTTTAGTTCTCTCAAGACTGTTCAATCCTGTACGAGAAGGTGGTCACAGTTTAGAAGCGTGGGGATATAAATTAAAATATCCTAAGATGAACTTTGAAGATTACTTAAACTATTCACCAGAGATGATGAAGTATTGTGTAAGAGATGTCCAACTAAATACTATGGTATTCAGGAACTTGAAGTTTGAAGTTAAAGGATTTTCTACAGAGTGTATTAAGTTGGAACATGCTGTTGCAAGACTGGTGAAGGAGCAAGAAGAGAACGGATTTAAGTTTGATAGTTACTCTGCTGAAATATTATTAGCTAGTTTAAGAGAGAGGAAACAAAAGATTGAAGATGAAGTACATAATACTTTCAAACCTAAATGGGTAGATGATAAACTTGTCACACCTTATATAAAGAAAAATGGTGATCTATCTAAACGTGGATTGACTGACGAAGAATATGATAACTGTTTGTGGTTCGGTAACACAGAGCCATTCATGCGTAAGAAGTTAGTTGACTTTAATCTTGGCAGTCGTAAACAGATTGGAGAATACTTGATTGACTTTGGTTGGAAGCCAGAAAGATTTACACCTACTGGTCAACCTATCGTAGATGAAAAAACTTTAGCACAAGTTACACACATACACGAAGCTAGTTTGATTGCAGAGTTTCTTTTATTACAGAAACGTATAGCACAGATTGATTCGTGGGTTAAAGCAGTTGAAGATGATGGTAGAATACATGGGTTTGTTATACCTAACGGAGCTATTACAGGGAGAATGACACATCGTAGTCCGAACACAGCGCAGATTCCGAGC